AAGAAAAAGTTCTTTGATCTTGAGACAATGATATTATGCTTGCTTCCGTTGCTTTAATAGCTGTATTACGTAAGCCAACATTGTCATCTTGTGCTAATTCTAAAAACAATTCAGGGTTTCTATTTGCAAATAATCTTAAGTCTCTTTTAATTTCTTTAGAAGATAACTTACTTACTGCACTACCCATTTCAACACGAAGTATTGCTTCAGCGTCGTCAATATCCATTTCCCTTGCAAATACAGCTGCATCAGTTTGAAGATCTAACATTTCTAAATCATCGTAAGCTTCTTCCACAGGGTCATACTCTTCGTATAATCTACCTCTTAAGGGGTGATATAATGAAAGTAATTTTTGTAAATTTTGTTGTTCTTTTGGGACTCTTAAATCTCCGTCCCTAAACATTATATGCCCCATTGTAGCTTCTCCTTTTTGTTCTTCTTTAAAAGGTGAGTCATGGTTGGTTGCATATCTAATTTCTTTTTGAGTACCACTTTCTTCATCAAAATACAGTAAAGAATGTTTTCTTGTATGTTTACCTGGTATTGTTAATGTAAGCGGAGTATCTCTACCTGTTAAATAGTATAATCTATCTTTGATTTCCCATTTAGGTTTTACTGGCTCTATGGATTTAACATGTTTCCAGTCTTTTGTAGTTTCAGTTGGTTCAGCTGTTTTTACTACCTCATTTATAGACTCTTCTAAGTCTACTTGTTTTGCAACCACTTTTTTTGGTTGCACTTTTTTATTTGCCATAATATGATATAATTTAATAGTTTAAGAGTAATGATTACCCTCGCTATTACAACGAGGGTAACTATTACATTATTTTTGACTAATTAGATTCCTCTAAATAATACAAAGTTGTTAGCAGCTTGTGTTACTAAACATCTTTCAGATAGGAAGTTTACTTCCATTGCATCAAGAGTTGAGTTACTAGCTCCACCAACAGATCCTGTTAACCAAGACTTCATTCTACGATCATCAGTTTGAGAAGCTCTGTATCGTACGTGCAAGAATGGACGTCTGATATTTGTTCCTAATACTTGATCATAAACAGTTGAAGTTCCAGCTGGTACTAATACACCTTCGATTGAGTTAACGCCATTGATTGCTCCACGAGTAGATGCATCATTTAAGTATTTCCAATCTGTTTTGTAAAAGTCATAAGATCCTCTACGGAATCCACTGAATCCTAAGTTAAGTGCCATTTCAGAAGAGTTTTCAAACAATCCGTAAGCAACTCCACCTGCCATTCCACTAGAAATACTAGCTAACATGTCATCAAAATCTAAAGAAGTTTGACGCTGTAAAAACAACATGTTCTCTTCAATAGCTCCTTGAGTATCTAAGTTTTTAAGGATAGCATCAAATTCAGTTAAGCCTTGAGCCGCTGTGAATCCTGTTTCTACGTTTCCTCGAGCTTGAATAGCAGCAAATAAACCTTGTGTTCCTGGCTGAGTTAATGGATTTAATGCTGATGCATTTAATTCACCTTCTACCATTGCCATTTCTAAGTAATCTTCAAAACGTAAACGTGTTTCAGACTCAGCTTTCAAATACCAAAGGTATCCATCAGTTCCGTCTTCAGTTGCTACATTCACCCACCCGATCTGAGCAGTATCTGATCCAGATACAACATATTGATCTCTAATAATAATTGGTGAGTTTGAAAACTGTGTTAATACAGGATCAATACTGTTTCTTACAGCAGAGTTACCTGCTCCAACCGCAGCAATTGTAGTTCCTTTAGAATAGTCAGATCCGTAAACGAATACTTTTAATCCTGCAGCGCTAAACCCTTGTGTAGTTAAAGTTGTTCCAGCAAATGGCTGAACCGTTATTGTTCCAGCTGCGCCAAGTACAGATGCTGTTACAATACCTTTAGCTTCTAGCCCTGTAGCAGGATCCAAAACAACAACTGTATCATTTACAGATATTACATTTTGAACACCAGCAACAGCTCCTGGGTTGATAGAAATAACAGACAATGTACCCGCTCCATTANCTTGAGATGCTCCAGCGTAAGAGATATGTAGTCTGTTTTGTTCAGACCAAATAACTTGATCAGATGTCATTGGCATTTCAGCTCCAACCATTTTTAAGAATCCAGATAACGTACGGTTTCCGTAACGCTCTACTTCTGCTTCATAAATTTCTGGTAAATATTGCTGAGCAAAATCAGCAAAGTTATTAGGAACTCCGCCGCCTCCGCCGTTGTTGTTCCATTGTAAATAATTTGTCGCAAGTAATTGCTGCGACTGTGATGGAACTATAGTCCCAAATTGTGGTAATAAACTCATAATTTTTAGTTTCTAAATTTTTTAATTTTCAATTTTGATGAGTCCGCTCCAGAAACTGATTTAATTTTGTATGCTCCAAACCTTGCGCTGTCAACAGGTGCTGCTTTCCTAGCTCCTGACGATGTGTTATTAGATTTGTTTACAACATCTCTAATAGCATCTGCTTTGCCTTGTTCGTAAAAGTGACTAGCCATTTTATCTGCGTTTGCACCTGCATACAATGCCTTGTGATACCCTGTGGCATCTTTAAAAGTCCCATCTTCTCCAAGGAACTTCCTCACAAAATTATTGATGTCTGACTGGCTTTCTTTAACTTGCGACGGATTTTGTACACCATATTTAAACTTTTTGTCTCCTAATGTAAAGTCGAAACCTTCGAAATTTTCATTAAATACTTCATTAGTTTTTGATGTAAACGCGTCACGAGATTTATCGTTTCTCTCCTGATCCTCTTTGTGTCGATTAAAAAAGTCTTCTGCTTTTTGTTGATCTTCCGACAAAGCTGGTGACTTCAACCTGATGTCATCATAATACTTTGCTTTTGTATCTTCTAAAAACGTGCGGGCTTTTGCAACCTCCTCTTTGTATGCGAGTTTTTTTCTACGGATGTCTCGCTCCTCATCTATATCTTCATCAAATGCAAAATTGTCTTCAATCATAAAGTCAATTTCTTCTGCACTTAAATGGGATTTAGTGTTTTTATAATATTCTTTTACTAATACGTCACGATCTAAATCTTCGTAGTTAGTATTTAGCTTTAAGTAATCTTGCATCGTTCCACCTGTTTCCCTCATGAAGTCAACTAACTTGCCTATGTTTTCTGGTAGTTCAGGTTGTACTGTTTGTGTGATTACTTTTTCTGGTTCTTTACTTTCTTCGGTAACTTCTTTAATGACTGGTTCGGATGTTCCTTCGACCATCGTCGGGCTATCTTCGGTAGATTCATCCACATCCACTTTCTCCGCGCTTGGCTCTTGAACGGCGTCTTTATCTTCTTTAGGAATTACTACTCGGGTTACGTTACTGGGAACATCTATAAGTGGCTCTTTGTTTTTGGCCGCAAATTGTTCTTCGGTTAGCTTTGGCTTAGATTGGATCTTAAAAGACCCCTCTGTTTTTACTTGTTCACTCATGATATGATATTATATAATTATTAAATACTAATTTAAGAAGGCCCGAACGAAGATAAATCCCCAAATCCACCCATTACGTCATTGCCAGATGATTCAAAGTTTTTAGGCATACCCTCTGTTTGCCTTTGCTGTATTAATTCACTTTGCTGTGTACCTTCTTTCTCTATTCTTTTATCCTTGCGATCTTCTATTTCTTTTTCTTTTTGTTGCGTTGCAGCTACACTAGCCTGGGCTAATTGCATGTTATATTGAAACTCAGTAGCCATTAACTCTTTTTTAATCATAGCCTCGGCTTGCATTCTTTGCATTTCAAAATTAGATTTAGCCTGTTCTATTGCAACTTTTTCAGCCGTAAGCGCTTGCTGCTTTTGCACTTCAGCCATTGCTGCTTTTTCAGCTAATTCAGCATTTGCTTGAGCTTGCGCTTGTATATTTTGTTGAGCAACTAATTCAGCTCTTTCTTGCTTTTTCTTACGCTTTAATTTAAGCATTTGATTAGCTAACTTTAAATTTTTTATTTCTTTAATGTCAATAGCATCTTCAATATCAATTTCTTTTGTCTGCAAAGCTATTTGTATATTTTGTTGTAATCCAGCTCTTTCTTCATCATCTGGTTCCATTTCTAAAAATATACCAAAATCATGTAAGTTAAGGTTTTCTATTTCTTTTAAAGTATCTACATTAAATGTAGATACACTATTCATTAAAGAATTTTTAGTAAGTGGAAAGTTTAAAACATCCGCAATTTTTAAAGATATATTTTCGCAAGTGCTTAAAGATAAGTAAATACTAGCATCTTGAATATGTTTTGTAGCGGTGTTAGATGCGTTAGCTGCCATTTTTTGCAAACCTACTAAAGCATTAGCGTCAGGCATTCCACCGTCACGAGCTTCATTTAAACCAGTCACGTCTCTAATCATTTGCATATTATAATTGTATGCAGTTATTAAGGCTTGTATTTTGCCAATACCACTAGACGAGGATAATTCTTGAATAGGCACTTTGCCTCTATTCATATCTCCATCTTGAGTTAATGATCTACCTACAACAGAACCTGTTTGGAAGTACATGTTTAATGCTTCCGCTGGATTGTAATTTGTGCCATTACCTAAATCCACTTCGGCTAAACCATCCATATCTAAAAATATTCCATCAGGAACCATTCTAGACAACACTTGTTGTATTTTTAAATGTGTTAGCTGTATTACATCGGCAAAACCTATGCACTTACTTATAAGCGATTGTATAACTCCTTTATACATTCTAGGAGCGGCTATTGAATAACTCATTTCAACGCGAGTTGTATCCGCCATAGGTCTTGTCATATTTTCAGACATTTCCCATTTAAGCATCATATCTGATCCAACAACTTTAGCTCCTTCGTATAAAACCTCAATTGATCTTGACACTCTATCAAAGTTGTCATTAACTGGAGGATTAAAAGCATCAGTTTTCTCAATAGCTTTTTCTAATCCACTATCAGTTCTTTTTATTTTAAAAACTTGATCAGTATAAGTTTTGTACTCAAAGTACATTACTTGAACCGTGTTGTAATCATAGTTTTCAAAACCTCGTATAAGTCTACGGTTGCCTGGTGATTTTTGGATTCTTTCTAATTCCTCATCAGAAATGTGAGGAAATTCTTTTTTAAGTTCTGGTATAGTTATAGATTTAACTTCACCTACATAGTATATATCATCAAAATTTGGATCTTCTGTATAAGACCAAACGCAATAAGCAGGATCAACATAATCAACTACTATGCCTTCTGCAGGATTAAACGATGTTTTAGTTATACCTATTCCAATATTAACTAAATCTTGATTTACTCTTGACTTAATTAAGTCAAATTCATTTGTAGCTAATACAGTATTAATAGCTTCCTCTTCTGCTATTTCAACAGCTTGTTTGTAGCTAAGCTGCATGTGAAGATCTCTTTCTTCTATAGTTTCAGGTAATTCTTCTTCGGGCATATTAGATCGACTAAGATCCATTGGAATTACTTCAGAAGCAATAGCTCTTTGCTGCTTAGTGAACATGTCAAACAATATATTGTCAGCATGATCTGTTCTTTTCTTTAAAGATTCAGGGTCTTGAGCATAAGATGTAATGTCATATTGCTTTTGGGTAATACCATTAGCAACTATATTTGAAAACTTTGAAAGTATTGGTACCGGCTTCCAGTCTAAATTAAGATAAGACAAATCGCCGTTAATAGCTAACTCGTCTTTATATTTTTGAACACTTTGTTCTCCTCTAGCATATAATCTTAGGTTGTGAAAGTTATTCCAATTGGATGCATACCGATTAGAACCACTGCCACCGTAATTGAACCACTCTTGCTCAATAGCTCTACTTACTTGAAGTCCGTATTCTATTGTAGCTTTTTCCGCATCACTTACTACTTGATCTGGAAATGGGCTATTAGTATTTGTACTTACATTCATTTATTACATTATTTTTGAAGTAGTTCCCTCGTTATTGTATCTTTTAAAACCTAGGTTGATTTTTTTAACTGTCACTGATCCCCTAGGACTATATCTGTGCTTGTTGCACGCCATTAANGCTAAGCCGGAACTTATAGAAGCATCATGCTTTGTTCGATNGTTTATATCAAACCTAGCCCAGTCTTCTAATGTTCTTTGNAAATAAACNTCTCCGTANCCNTCTTTNGTTNNNCCTACAAAATCTTCTATGTAAGTTTCGATTGCNGAAGCGTGNGCTTGCTTTATATCTTCACTTGAATTAGGTATNCCNCCNACTTCNCGNTCNGATAAAGATAATTTNTTATAAGNTNTATCNGGNCTGTTNATGCTNAAACCTCTGTANCCTCTACGTTTTAAGTAATAAAGTAACCTAGGTTTATTGTTTTCACATAACAGCGGCATACCATAAAATACTAATGCCATCAACACATCTTCAAAAAACATTTCAGCGGTTGAAGGTCTGGCAATATATTCTAAGAAAAAATGATTAGAAGGTGCGTCCTCCATTGAAAACTTAGTTAATCCGTGTAGTGCACCATTAGAGCCGCCACCCCCAACAACACCACTAATATCATAGCTGTCACAACCAAATGCTCCCATGTGTTCATTTCCAGGATGTTTGTTTCCATTTTTTATTATTACATTGTTTTGTTGTTCTTGATTTGGTACCCACGTAACATAAAATCTACCGTCCTTATTAGGGTAGAACATAACTCTTGTGTCTTTAATTCCGTTCTCCCATTGAAAGTTACCTTTGGTAACCATAGTATTATTTCTTAACTCATCATTATAATCTATCTGTTGATAGATTTTTGTTAAGTTAAATATAGACTGCTTAGACTCATCTCTAAAAGCATGAGCTTCCGTTCTTGGAAACTGTCTGTAATATTCATTTAAAGCATCTGGATCGTCTTTTAATCCCTCAACCTCGTTTTCCCAATGCTGTATAACTCCTTCAGCAATTATGTCGCCGTGCGGCCCGATCGTTTCTTTTTTGGGAGCGTCAAATACAGGATAACCATACTGATCAATAAAACCCTCATAATTCCATTCCATAGGAATAAAAAGTTTGTATAAGCCTGTTTTAGTTTGACCATTCTTATTCCTACCCGCGGCGTCTGATCCATCATATAATTTTTTAAAGTTTTTACCACCTTTATCCAAAGCGTTAGATGTTGAACCCATCATGCATTTACCAACAATTCTACTACCTAACCTTAAACAGGTTTTTGTAACTCTCCAGTTATTAAGTATGTTTGTGGGTCTTTCCCATTTACCGCTTTCATCGTGAACTAATAACTTTAACTTTTCACCATCATAACTATTATCACCTGTATTTTTCCAGTCAATAGTTGTATCTAGTCCGTCGAGATCTTCGGCTTTATTGTTATCATCTAGTTTCCTTCTCGTAAATTTGGAAGCGGGTACTCTATATGCCAATTCTGTTTTGGGACGGTCCATACCGTCTTGTATTGGTTTAAAAAAGAATGGATAATTGACTGAGATCGGTACAACTTTATCCGTAAACATTTTCTTCGCATCCGCACCGGACTTAGATAGTATGCCGAATCTTGCGTCTGATGATATTGTAGCTTCGTTAACTGTTTCTCCCGACGACATGAACGAAAATCCAGAACGTCTATTCTTAAGGTAGCAAATTCCGTAGGATCTACTATCCGCTTTGCAAGCCTCCCAAAACAAATAGAACAATCTGTTTGATTCACGAAAGTCAGGTAATCCGACGTCAATTTTTGACCACTGCAAGTACATATAATGAGTACCTGTAATATAAGTAGGAATATTTTTGTTAATAAACCAATATCCTTTTTCTCTTCTTTCAAATTCAGTATCTATATAAGGGTGCCACTTTTCCTGAAAAGCATTGGGATATTTTCCCCAATCAGCTTCGCTTTTAATTTTACTTAATTCTTTAGGATATTCACTTGCCTTCCATTTGTTTTCGCCAAGATCTTGTGCTCCTTCGTTTTTAGGTAGTGCAATGTGT